TCTGTAAGAAGCAGTCATTATATCTGTAATTCCGTAAATACCATTTACGGGAGCAGTCGTGTGACTTGTTCCATCAGCGCTATCTCTATAAAATGTATAAGTTTGAGAGCCTTCAGTTAAATCAATATTTGTATCTCCAATTTCCCAAAAATGAAGTCCTCTATTTCCCCACTCTTGAAAAAGAATATTTAAAGATCTTCTAGCACTTTTAATTTGATGACCTGCAGTTCCAACTAAACCAAGTCGTTCAAATGCTTCGGCAATTACTTCATCAATAGAAAATGTTTTATCAAATGTGTAAGAGCCAGATGTTGTATTTGCCATCTAATCTCCTATCCAGCATAAAACACTACGATTTGACTAAAATCACCTACATCGTAAGTTACATACATTCCATTAACTAGTCTAGCTCCTGTGCCATAAGCTGAAACCTGACCATTATTTGCTCCGGTAGTTCCACTTGAAGTATCAGTACAAATTACAGTTCCTGCAGTTCCACCAGTTCTAAAGCTACATGTTCCAGCGGCTGCGCCAGATGTAGTTCTAAAGCTACCAAATACTCCGCCGCCACCAATTTTTGATCCAGCAACACCACCAAAACCAACTGTTATATTAGCTGCTGGTTGTGAACTCATTTCAACTGCAGTTACAGTTAAAAATATTTTAGTACCAGCGACTGCTGTAGCAGATCCTGCTAAAGTTATTACTTCTGTTTGAGCAGCTCCATCTGTATCAGTTCCAGTAATAGTAGCTGTTTTTCCACCATCACCTGATCCAGTAGTGGTAACGGTAACATTTCTTCCACCGCCATTGTGTGCGGCTGCAAGAGATGTTTGTGCCATAGTGGCAGATGTATTAGGTCTAGCTGCAGTTACAAAGTAATCAGGGTCAGCTGTTACTTCGTCACTTATACGTACCCAGTTACTTAAAACAATTGACATATTTTTTCTCCTAATTATCTAGGCTCCCAAAGGAGCCCA